TCTGCATATATAATTTCTTTTGTTGAACCGTTTTTATATCTTCTCACTGGCTCATCACTCCCTTCAACTTTTGGTACTACTACTGTAGTTGTAGCTTGTCCTATTTTATTTGCTACATCATTTTTAAATTGTATCCAAGCCTGTTCATTTCTTACATAGTATCTTGGACATTCTTTTCCTGTCACATCATAATGTCTTATAATTGCATCTATTCTTAAATTGTATCTCTTGCATATATCTGCACATAACTCTACTAAACTGTTATATGTATTGTCGTTGAATTTTCCATCCCAATCTGGGTGACAATCTTCTATTCCTATTGATTTTCTATTCATTGAATAACTACCACTATGGAAAGCTACTTCATTTTCTGGTATACATCTTATTATTTCACCGTTTAAACCGATTATATAGTGAGATGAAGCATATGTCTTATGTGATGTTGCTAAACTCTCAAAATAGTTTCTATTACCTAATGCAGAACTTCCTGCATTTCCAACCCAGTGAACTACAATTTTTTGTATAGTTCCTTGTTTCTCTCCACTTCTTGAATATGGATTTACTGTTAATAGTCTATCTTCTATATTCATTATTCGTTTACCTCCCCTCTTGTATCTTCTTCTGCAAGTTCCATTGTTTCTACAATTTCATCTTCCATAATTATTCCTCCTTATTACTTATTGCTTTTTGTCCTAACAAATATGTACCTATTACACCTTGTACTACTGCAATTATTTGTACTATTTGTATCGCGTATGGTATTGTTATTCCATCAACTGCATTTATTCCTGCAACTAACGCACTTACTATTGCTAGTATATTTGTTAAGTATTTTGCTATTGTTTTTACTCTTTCCATATTAGTTCACCTCCTATACAAATTTACTTAATCCTAAGATAAACGCTATTGCTGTTAATATAATTCCAACAAAAAAAGAAACTACTTTGCTTTTTATTTGCTTTTTAGTTTCTTCATATTCTTTTGCTGGTTTTTCTTCAATTATTTTTAGGCGTTCATTCATTTTGTTTTGGTCTTCTCTCATTGCCTTCATTTCTGTTGCTATTTCTCGCACACTTAGCGTTAAATCATATATGTTTTCAACTTTATTTTCAATACTATCTAATCTTTTAGAATTTGATTTTGAACGTTGCTCATTTTCTACTAATCTTTCAACAACTTCTGTCTCTTGCATTTTCTTCCTCCTTTCGAGAAATTTACATTTTTAGTTTAATGGAATTGATAATATTCCAGTTAACCAATAAGCATTTCCATTAATAATACGAACAGTAACATTGCCATCAGCTACCTGTAAAAAGCCTTGTGATGTTTCTGTTCCAAAGGCTCCTGCTCTTATATAATTTTTTCCTTTCAAAAGAGTTTTTAAATCATATCCTGTTATATTAGGTAAGCTCCCTATAGTTACTTCCTTATCTGCTGCTGCAAAATACCCTGTAGACTTGCTTACTGAAACTCTAACAAATAGTACTCCATTTATTATTCTTGCTTGTATACCATTTCCATATTGAAATCCACTATTAGAAGAAAGTATTATTCCAGTATTTAAAGTTCCATTAATCCACCCAGTATCTTCGTTCTCTATTTGTTCTTTTAAATTGTTTATTTCTTTTTTTACGCCTTTTATTTGAGGTATCATATTAACACCTCTTTTCTTTTTATAAAACTATAAGTGTGTGTGTGTGTGTGTGTGTACAGCCCCAAGGCTTACATGATTTATTTTAGTCATATATTTTTCTCCTTTATATTTAATTTGCTATAAATGTGCAATTTAAGTTGTACCAGGCAGAAGTATATGTATTATCTGAGACCCATTCTAACATAATTCCTCCAGCCGGAGTTATTATCCACCTACAATATCTAACCCCAGAGCAAAATCCCTCAAAATATATTTGGGTTGCCGGTCTATACCCTTCTGGAAGTTGTGCTATTGTTGTTCCTGCCTTAGTAATTCCTGACACTCCTCCTACAATTGTAACAATTCCATTTTCTTTCTTATAAATAGCTTTTTTAGCAATCTTATCAACTGTTATTCCTGTGGCCAATGGTAAATCCTTCCACTTTTCAATTTTGTATTGTGTACCTGAAGGTAAAGAATCTAAAATTTCACCATTGCCAAATATTATATCTGAATTAAATCTTTGTGCTGATATTATTTGAACATTAGGAGTACGTGAACCACCTGGCAATTTAAAACAAACAGAAAATATACAATTGCTTTCTACTATTATAATATTATCTGAAATGTCAACTCCTTCTGGGTTTAATTGGTTTATTCTTTTAAATTTAACTTTAAAATTGGTAGAATCTTGTCTATTAATTTGCAAACTATATATATCATCAAAATCATACTGTTGAGTTGATGTAATTTTAAAAATTATCGTAGCCGTCTTAAATACAGTTTTCATATTTACATCAAATAATTTAATATATTTATTTGTATACCCTGAAGAAGTATATAAAATATTTTTTCCATCTGGAAAATCTATTTTGTTTTCAATTTTCTTAATTAAATTTTTAAGTGTTAGCATTATATTCCCCCCTTACTACTAATGTTAAAATATCTCCTGTTTCTAACTGCCAATCTGTTGTTGTCTTTATTTTATTGCTTATACTATCTGCATCTCCTATTTCTCTATAATGTCCATCTGTTCCAGCATCATCACTACTTAATGCTAGTCTTTCGGTGTCTAAGTATACATCTAATACTTCTTGTCCAACTTGATAATAACAAGGTAATGTTACTTCTGTTCCTGCATTTATATTAGATGTTATTTTTAGTTGGTAAATGTGTTGTGTTATACTTATTATTTTATTTCTTACTTCTGTATCATCATATGTTGCACCAGGTTCACCCTTTTCCCCTTGTATTCCTTGTTCTCCTTTTTCACCTTGCTCTCCTCTAGGTAATATCAAATTTAAAATTTGATTTGGAGCTTCTCCTGTTATAGTCGCAGATGCTTCATCGCCTTCCTCAACTATACCTATCTGCAAACAATTTGCTGGCCCAGTTTCTCCTTTTTCCCCAACATCGCCTTTAATTAGTGGAATATTCGATACTCCATCTATATGAATAACTTCAATTTCATTGGTAGACAAATCAGTAATCTGATTAACTTCTTGCTCTACATTATCAAGATCATTAATTTCTATAGACATTATTCATCCCTCCTATGAGTTATCTCTTCAGTTAATGTTATAGTTCCAAATCCAAGTGTTTTAACATAATCACCTGATTTCAGCTCTATATCGTATTGATAAGTTCCGTATGGCATATCAGATGTATCTTCCGAATTTAATGTAAAATAAAAATACCCATTACTATATTCAATATTATCTGGGTATTTTTTATGTATAATTGATTTTAAACTATTTGCACTAGATTTTACAGTAAAATAAATATTATCTTCTGGAGATGGTTCAATTTCTTTACCTAATCCATTTTTTAGTTGAAACTTTAAAACTTGTGTATCTCCTCTTGTAAATTCTAAATCCATGTTATTCCTCCTTCTATTTTAAAAATCCATAAACATTTATCATAGCTCTTACATAACCAGTTCTTGCAGCTCTATTTTTGTCATAATCATCCCATTCAATGTTTTCAGTTGGAACAGCATCAGAAGTTCTTAATTGGAATAATGTTCCCTGACCTGATGTTAAAAAATTTCCAATATTATTACTTATATATGTATTTAATTTTCCTTCTTCACCTGTACAATTAATTGCATTGGTATTATTGGTTATCAATCTATAATCATAATTTTCAGATGCGATTTCCACATTAAATGGTGTTACATTTCCAGTTAATAACTTTTCGTAAAATAAATTAACATTTCTTGAGTAACCCACTTGTTTATCTTTTTTATAACTATAATTAATTGGGTGTAATTGTAGTACCAAGTATGCACTTGTTACTACAAAATTAGAAGGAATAAATACTCCTATATTTATATATTTATAAGTTGATTGGCTAGGAGTAAATATGCTATAGCCTATTTCTTTCCAATCCATAGAAGAAAATGATAAATTTGATAAAACTCCTCCATTACCTATTATTGTTGTTCCATCATGCAATTCAATACCTTCTTTTCCTATGTTTACAACTTCTTCCCCATTAGCTGATAAAACTTGGAGAGAACCATTTGTATTGTTCTCTCCCCCTAATTTTAAAGTTCCACCTTTAATTCTATTGGCACTTAGCGTACTTGAAGTTATAAAATCAGCATTTATAATTCCATTTAAACTAATAATTGTTTGATACTCTCCATTTATTCCATTATTAGAAATATCTAATGCATTTTTCCCAATTCTTAATACAGTTTTTGCCTCTTCTAAAACATTTGTATCAGCAATATACATGATACCATCTTTCTTAACAACATAACCACTGTTTTGTTCGATAATTTCTTTTACAATTTTCTGTATATTTTCCCACATTGAATCTAATTTATACTTTTTTATTAATTGCTCTATAGTTTGAGGCAACATACCATCTTGCCTACTTGTCTTTGTTGGTTTTATACTAAATTCCATCAATTTCCTCCAAATAAAAACACCTACATTTTTGTAAGTGTCTTTAATTATTTTATTTATTTTTTTTCCAATAACCTATATTATAAAAAACAAGTGCTACAATTACTTGTAATATTAAAATTCCAAGCCAGTTATCATCAGCATTTTCTTTTAAATTTTGTATTTTTGATTCATTATCTTCTATATTTCTGTTTAACTCTTCAATTTTCTCTTCTTTATTCTTTACTTGTTCTTGTAAATCTTCGATTTGTTTTTCATAGTTATCTATTATCTCCTGTCCATCATCTTCAGTTCCCACTATAATCAATCCATCATCTTGACTTGTAAAATCAATGTTACTCTCATATGGACAAATTCCATTTAGATGTTGATGTTCTGAATATCCATGGTGATAATGATACTCTCCTGTGCTATTATCGTAGTGTCCACCATCTGCATCAGTTCTACCTTTATGTGCAATACTAAAATTAGAAATCAACGAAATAATAGCTATTAAAATAAAAAATACCTTTCTTTTCATGACAAATTCCCCCTTTAACAAATTATAGCATCTATTTATTTGTTATTTTGTCGAAATTTGTCATGATATATTTTATTTTACATATTTTGTTATTGGAATCATAGAATATGTTTGTATATATCCATCTTTATTTATTTTAAAACCGATATTTTTTAATAAACTTGTCTTATCTTCTATTGATAATTTTTGTTTATTTACAAAATTAACGACATCATTGTCATAATCACTTATTCCTTCTATCCTGCATATTATTTTTTTATAATCATCCGATAATTTTGATTCTGATATATTATTAAGATAATTATAAACTTTTTTACTTTTAGATCCCTTTATGCTTTCGCCATCCTCATCTTTATCACTAACAAAATCCTGAGATTTATATTTTAAATATTCTGTTATAGGAAAATCTATCTTTTCTAAATCTAAATATTTTTTATCTCTTGAATTAATTGCTGTTTTATATATTATTGATTTCGTAGTATCACTATAATCAGCATTAGCCAATATCTCTTCTTTCTCTTTGTCTTTAGATATCCCCTCAGTTTTGGCAATATAACTTAAATAATCGCTTTGCTCTCCACCATGTTTTTTTAAATCTTCTAAGGTATTATATAAAGTTGAAGTTTTAACTTCCTTATTAACACTCTTAGCATAATTAACTTTATTTTTTTCTTTAACATATGTATATATTTTTTCTATTGCTTTTTGTTTTTGATTATCTGTTAATTTTTGATATTGTTTTGTTGAAATTAAGTTGTTAATTAAATTATATGAATTTTTTCCATAATCAGTTTTATATTTAGAATATTCTTCACTTGTCATCCTGTATGTTGTTCCATCTATTGTAAATGTTTTGTCTATTGAGCTAACTGGTAGAATAGACTTTTCACCGTTCTTGCTATATAAATTGTTTATCTCATTATTCACCTTATCTTTAGTTATCTCTTTAACTGTTGATGGATTTATAAAATTATTTAATGCTCTTATCGGTAAATTTTCTTCTTGCTTTTGTTTATTTCCCCATATATCTGTTTTTACTGGTAACGTCTTCCTTAACCCTGGAATTTTGGATGTTATTTGCAATTTGGTTTGATCAATTGCTTTCTGTAACAAATCGGTTTTGGTTGATGTTGTACTTCTTTCATATTCATCAGAAGTTTTTGCAATTTGTCCAATTAAAGTTGGTACGAACTGATTTACATATGATTTTACAGCATTTGTTCCCATTGCTGAAAATTTATCTTCATTGTAACTACTTAATGCACTAGTTAAACCACTAATCATTGTCATCTCGCTCATTGGCGAAATTGATTTTGCCATACCATTAGCCCAATTTTCTAATGAATTTAATAATTGGTTTTCCTTCTTGTTATCATCAGAGCTAATACTGCTTTTTTCATTTTTTTTAGTATTTTTTATCGAATATGCCTCTGCTCCTGTAAATAATGGTATTCCAACTGGTGCCAACCAGTCTAAAGAATATGTCTTTCCTGCTATCTCTATTGAATAAGATTGACTCCCCGTTGCTTCATCGTAATTTTCTTTTTTATCATCGTCTCCACCAGAAGCTTTTAACATTCCCGCATCTGCTAATGCATAGCCTAAAACTGCAATGCCAGTTCCTGTCAATCCTTTTGAAAGATTATCTATATATTTATTAACTGTTATGTCTCCCTTTCTTAATTTCACTGTATCTACTGTAATTGTTTTTAATAATCCAGTTGGATTATACTCTAATCCTGACTTGGCAACATTCAATGGTGTTTTAACAAATGGTAATATTGCATCTTTAAAATTTTTCAAGTATTTAACATTATTTGCTTGATTGATAAAAGTTGCTATTGAATTAGCTTGGTGAAACGTTGCTTCTTTTGCTTGTTCTATTGCATAATTACGAGCTTTGCTTAATTGCTTGTCAGTTATATTATCTACATCTATTTTATTAGATGTAATATAATCTGCTAAAGCTTTTTTGTATGACGACTTTAACCCTAAACCATCTTCAGCTTCTAATAAGTTATCATTTAAATTAAACAACTTTCCTAATGTTTTTTCAAATATATCATGTTTAAATGTTTTTCTTGAGTTCTGCAGCCTTGATTGAGGATTATATTTGTTTTCGTTAAGTTCTAACCTTGATTGAACATCTATATTTTTAAAATCTTCTTTTACAAACTCCTTTGTTTTTTTATTTGCAAATGCAATAGTTTTTGTTCTTTCCATTTCAGGGTTAAACTTATTAACTATACCTTCTATTCCACCAGCTAACTTATCTTTTATTCTTTGAGTTTTCCCCATTGCAACATTTCCAACCATGTTTCTTATGTGAGTTCTTGGATTTGCTAACATTGAAAAATATCTCCAACTATCTATTTTTTCAATAGTAGATTTTGGTACTTGATTTCCTAATTCTTCATAAACACTATCTATATTTTTATACATTGTTTCTTTATCTTTTGAACTAGTTATTTTCTCAATCATTTCTGGAGTTAAATCAAATAAATCAACTTTACCAGTTATGTCTTTTCCCTGTTTATTGATTACTTTAATATTTCCATCGCTATCTTTTGTTATAGTTCCACCTTTTTTCTTTGCTAACTCATTATTCATTTTATCTACTGAACGTTGTATCCATGTTGCTTGTCCTTCTGGTGTTTGATGATTTAACATTGATAAAGCTTGTACTGTTTTACCAGCATTTGTTCCAGCCATAGCTGTTGCCTGTATTGCTTCTTGTAAATTTGTTTTATCTCCAACTTTAGAATAATATTGTATTAGTCTTTCTCCTACTGCTATATCTACAGCTTCTATTTTACCTCCAGTTGTAGCTCTATTCATTAATGATTTTAGTTCTGCTTCAGGGCTAGAATTGTTTATTCTAGCATCTGCTTGAACTAATTGTGATTTATTAGTTTCAGGTACATAAGTATCTGTTCCCATTAGTTCTTTTGCTATAGATTTAGCTTCTTTTGTTGTATTACTACTTTCTATTATGCTTTTATAATGTTTTCTTATTTTTCCTTCTGGTCTTTCTATTTCATTCCAATTAATACTCTCTCCTTGAGTATTAATATTTTCTTTAATTGGAAGATTCAATTCCGTTTTTGTACTTTCTTTAGTTGGCAAATTATATTCTTTTAAATTCTGACCTGTTCCTTGCTTTTGGTAGTTATTTTCTACAAATTGTCTCCAAACATTATTATTTTTTATAGAAAAAGAACCTGAATTATTTTCAGATTCTACATTGTTTTTCTCTATTCCTCCCAATACCAATCCGTTATTTTCACTAGCATTTGATGAATTTTTCTTTTTATTGCTTTCATTAAATTCATTTGATACCTCCTCATTGCTAATATTACTTAAATAATTATACAATCCTATTTTCATTTTTTCAAGTATACTTGTATTAACATTTGCGGATTTTGGCATGATATTACTTAGATCTTTTCCATTATATTTTTCTTCAATCATTCTTTTAGATGTATCTCTAGCTTCTATCTCCCCAGGATTATTTTTATATTTTTCTTTTCCAAATTTTATAGAAGTTCCTCCTGCAAACCCTTCTATCTTCTGAATCGCATGTTGTATCTCATGAATTAATGTGCCTTCTGCATTTGATATATCATTAAATCTATTAATATCTATAGTTAATTCATCTGTAAATCTATTGTATCTTCCATTTAGTCTACCATTATTTTTTGTATTATTAGAGTTCATATCTTCAATTTTTACTTTGTAGTCTCGTAATTGAGGGTACATTTCAAACAAAGTATTATGAATAAGAATATCTTTTAACTTAAATTCTTGACCAACTTTATAATTTTGATTTGCTATTTTCATATCTTTATCAGAAAAATTAAATTTCATTTTTCCTGTAACTTTGTCTTTATACCAACCTGTTTCTTTATAGATTTTTTCATTACTTTCTTTATTTTTTGCCATTTGTTTTGCTTTATTATAACTGTTATATGCTTCTTGGCTTAATTGTGGTTCTTTTATATTTTTTAATGCTTCCTTACCAGCAACAGAATATTTTAAATTGCTATCATATTTACTAAATTCTTGATTATAAGCTGTTTCAAATTTATTTCTTATATCAGTCCAAAATATTTTTTCATTTTTACCACCAGTAAATTTATTTAATTTATCAATTACCCAATTATATATTTTCTTTGCAACAGATTTATTTTGATTAACAAGTCTATTTACATATTCTTGATTTCCAAGTTCTCTCTGCAAAATGTTCATAGTTGCCTCTTCATCAACTATTTTATTAAAATTTTCATCTGATATTTGTATATTATCATTTTCATATGCCTGTTTATATGTATTCTCTAATGACTTTCTTGCATTCTCCCAGTTTTCTTTTTTGCTAGCATCTTTCAATATCATATTTTGTACTTCATTCAAATCTAAATCATGTCCTAACTCATGTATTGCAAGTTCTTGAACCCTTGTGTTAGTATCTTGTGTTTTAGGATTAAAAACTACTTCTCTATCTGCTACATTTCCCTGTTCATCATATATTGGCTTCCATACAGAAAAAGCATCATCATTGTTTTTAAAAGTATTTTCATCAAAATATGCATTAATACCTCTTCTATCAAACATCTGCTTTATTTCTTTCAAATCTTCATTTTTATAATCTATATTATATTGTTTTGCACTTTCGTCAAAATTTTTCATTTTTGCTATTTTAGTATTATTGTTTTCTACAATATCCGATTTTTGAATATTTTGATTTTGAGTTGATATAATTTGTTTCCCCTGAGTTTTAGATTGATTCTGGATTGCATTTTGTTGCATATTTTGATTATTACTTATTACATTTTGTGTTTGATTTGATATGTTGGTATTAATATTGTCTACCACTGTTTCTGTATGATAATTTTTGTATTTATTTGTTTGTTGAATTACACTATCTTGAATCATTTTTTCAACATCTAATTCTTTAGATGCATCTTTTATTGCCAATTTTATTTCTGTATTTGACGGTGTTTTTCCATTATTTATCTTTTCTACAACAGCTGCACATGATTGTATTCCCATATTACCACCACCAACTATAGCGCCAACTAATCCTCCATTAATTCCCGATTGTAACATTCTTTGACCCATATTATGCCAATCAGATTTTTCTTTTCCTCCTATTGCTCCAGCAACAGTTTCTTGTATTGGTTCCATTATTGCTTCTTGTATAGCATTATCAGCAATTCCTATTCCATAATCTTTCAAAACTTGTTTAATTGACGTTTTAGCAAGTTGCTCTGTACCTTTTTTTGCCGCTTCTTTTCCTGTTTCTTTTATAATACTATTAATTGCTGTACCTGCTTTTTTAAAGTTACCAACTGTTACTCCTTCAGTTATACCTTCCATAATTCCCATCATAGTCCCATAGGAAAACGCTTGTTCATCTGTCATACCTCTTTCTTTGGCATCATCTATATAACTTCCCCCTGATGATGCTGTAAAATAAGTTGCTCCTAAAACTGGATTTACACTACTTGCAACCATTCCAGGTATCATATTTCCTATTGACGGTGCAAGTTCTGCTAATTTTTTAGAAACTGAATTTCCTTGATTTTCTATATTTTTTTGTATTTTTTCTTGGTCTTTATTAATTGATGATTGCAATTTTTTATCCATATTAAATCCAAGCTTGTCTTTTACTTCTTCATTAATATTTTTTAATTTTTTCAACTGTTCCTCTGTTAAATAATTAGGCAAATCAGTTAATTTTATTTCATTTCCGTCTTTATAATATCTTGCTCCTCCGTTTATATTCTCTCCAAATTTAGTTAAATATTTAAGAGATTGTTTCGTTCCTGATGTAGCTCCTAGCCATGTATTTTCTACAGTTCTTCCTGTATCATTTCCAAAATTTCCTATGTTGTTTTTTACTATTCCAACGCTTCGTTCTGCATTTTCTTGTATTTGATTCCATATATTATTTCTCTCATTAAAATTATTCGAAGTTATTGAATTACTCATATTTTCTTTAGAATTTATAATTTTAGAATAATTATCATTAAAATTTGCCTTTGCATTAGATATGAAATCTTCTACATTCTGTTGTACTTTTATTGCATCTTGTTCTTTTTCTTTATCGTTTCTTCCAGCTATATCTTCTATAATCTCCCAAATTTTTTTAAGCATATACTATCACCATCTTCCCATTAAACTATTAAGTATTTTCATGCTACCTATACCAATCTCACTACCTACATCAGCTGCATTTTTTAATATTCGTTGTAGCCTTGGATCAGTTTCTTCTGTTATATTACTATCAGATACCTTTAGTCCACCTGTGCTCTTGGTTGACTTTTTACTACTTTTAGAACTACTAGCCGAACTAGATTTTTTTTTTGACAATTCATATTGCTTTTGCCATTGATTATCAGAAACAGCAGCTCTCTCTTTTTGATAATCAAAATTCTTTTGCCATTGACTATCAGAAATAGCATCTCTTTGCTTTTGATAGTCAAAAGATTTTTGTTTCCATTGATTTTCGATTTCATTTTGCCTTGCCTGTTGGTCAAAGGTTTTTTGCCATTGATTATCAGAAACTCTATCTCTTTCTTGTTGATATAAATATTGTTCTCTATTTTGTCTTAACTCATAATTTTGTGTTAATAATTGAGCTTTTTGTTTGTATAAATCTAATGCTGCTTGTGCTTGTTGTACACTTCCATTTTGCCTTGCTTGTTGAACTTTAAAATCATAATCACTTTTTAAATCTCTGGCATTGTTTAAAGTTTCTGTTACATTTTTCTGATAAGTGTTATATAACGCTGTTTGGGTTGTTTCTGCATAACCACTATGAGCCAAACCTTGTTGTGCTAATTGTTCTGCATTGGCTCCATATTGGTTTGCTTGTTTTTGCCAATTTGAATACAGTCCTTTTGTTGTTTTTATCGTATCTTGTTCAATTTTATCTTTTTCTCGATTTAATTCATCAACTTGCATTTGAGTTTGTTGATTTATTAACTCATTCTGTTTTCTTTCTTGTTCATTTATTAAATTATTCTGTTGATTAGTTAATCTATCAATATCTTCATATCCAGTAGCCATATATACTCCTTTCTAACTTGTTCTTTTCCACATATAACATGTAATATATGGTTGCAAGTTATTGTGTGCTCCATTTCCTCCTGTATTATTCATATTACTCGCTGTAGATCTATATCCGGTACTATTTTCAAAATGTGTTCCCCAACCATAATCCATTTGTCCTGTATCAACCATTGCAAACTTTCTTGGATTTCCAAAATCATGATTATGAGAAGGCATCTCTGCTGTTGTTAACTTGTGTGTTTTTTCTCCACCAGTCTTTTCAACTGTTTTAAAATCATTATCTGATGCATTTACTCCTACAGGTACTCTTCCTGTTCCCCATGCTACCCATGTTCCTCCAAAAAAAGAACTTGGATTTGTATTTTTTACACTTAAATAAATTGAACCTACTGGATACATTAATTTCCCTACTGTCTTAATATCTGAATTAAATGCTGTATTTAATACTCTATGTTTTATCTTTCCTTCACTTAATACAAGCACCCATGTGTCATTTTCATTATTGGTATTTACATCCCATGTAAAACCATTGATTTTTCCTGTCAAGTTTTGTACAGCTAAATTTCCTGTTATAGTTCCCCCAGTTTTGTCTAACTTTTTATTAAATAATTTATCTAACTCATTTGTTAACACTTCATTTATATATTCTTTTATTTTTATTGAACTTTCATCAAATTTCTTTTTTAATTCTGCAGTTTCTAATGTAGGACTGTCTGGTAAATTTTCTATAGTATTTAAATTTTCTTCTAATTTCGTTAACGCCATATTCCCCTCCTATTTTTTTATATATCCACCAACAAAAGCTTCTATTGTTGAACTAAATATTCCAAATGGTTTGTCTTTTTCATCACTATAAAATTTAAGCGATAATTCATTTAATTTTTTTTCTTTTATTTTATATAAAACATAAGATTTATCTGTTGTAATAAAACTAAAGTTTCTAAAATCTAAACTTTCAAATGAAAATCCATTGGCCGATTTTCTTGTTGTGTATTTATATTCACTTGATTTGTCTGTTCTTCTGGCAATTTTTATAAGCCCATTAGGTATTGTTTTTATTTTAGCTAAACCACCACGTTTATTTGTGGTTTTTAATTGATTATTATAACCAAAATTGTCCATTGGAGTAGTCCAATATGAAATAATTGTTTTTCCATTATCATTAGTACCTTCTAAAATAAAAATAGAACCATTATCGGTTCCAATATATAATTTATCATTATATTCCTTTAATAATATAGGATTTATGTCTATAAAATCCCAATAAAACCATTCATACCCAAAACTATCTAAATTAGCATACTTTTGTCTACTATCAGCTAAATATATCTTACCATTAACAAGAATCAATAAATAGCCTTGATATTCTGTCATCATAGCATCTTTATAATTATTCTCATTTGTCATTTTTACATCTACCATAAAACTTCTGTGTGCTATAGCCTGTTTGCTATCTATTTTCTCTGTTGATATTCCTTCTAATCCATATCTGCTCAAATAAACAATATCATCTTGAAAATTAGTACTATCCACATAACATCCAACACTAACATTTCCTTGCTTAGTTGGATATATCTTTCCGTGTTCTAAATCCAATGTCGGTTCATGATAAAAAACATTTGCATTATTTTGATCTAAATTCTTAAAAATCCATAACACATTATTTCCAACAGTCATTCCTGTTATTGAAGAATCGCTTGAACCATCTTCATAGTAACTCAAGTCACTTATATAAGCTGGATTGTTTAACTCAGAATGAAATACCGCATTTGGAAAATCTGGATTACCCGTAAAAAACATTCTATTATCAAATAACAATGCCTTAGTGCATTTATTTATTCTATCTTCATAGCCACTTATGGTTTTAGAAAATGTAATAAAAACATTATCTTCGCCACTTAAATTTGGTTTAGATGGTGCTGTATTAAAAGTCACTTTCCCATTTACCCTGTCTACCGTAAAATTTGAATTTTCTGTCTGCTTTTTGTTATTTACAGTTACAGTTACCGTTGTACTATCTATATTTTGTGCATCTAAATAAAATATCTTTGATGTACCATCTCCAACAAAACTATTTATTCTTTTAGGTTGTAACAAATTAACATCTTGTAAGGTTTCTCCACCTCCCATATTCCCCGCTGTTCTACTAATTGTAGTACGTGGTACAAATGCTTCATCTTTTACTTTCTTTAATATTGTACCATCATACACAAGATAATTTTTTCCGTCATTTATATATAATTTTGAATCAAGCTTGTTATACTTGCTTCTTTTATTATTCATATCCGCATATAATTGTTTCAATGTTTCTGAGGTCGGTTCACTTGGGAAATTACTCCATTCATATAATACAGTACCTGAATGTATTAAAGCTTTCGTTAAACTAAATATATAAATACCATTAATTCTATTACCTATTTGTGCTATTTTTCTATAACCTGGCCTAGTTTCTATGCAAGTACCTTGAGCATCTCGATAATTCTTCCATACATTCAAAGCATCAGGACTTCTTGTTATAGAAACCAATGTTGGTTCATTTAAAAAATCTACTCCTGAAAAATCAGCATAAGTTCTTTTTATTCCTGTGGCCATCTGTTTTCCTCCTAAATATCATATTCTGGTTCATTTAATACAACTGTAGGTATATTTTTTCTAGTATCTAACAATTGTAGTTTTCTTTGATATTCTGTTGCAAAGGCTGTATAATCAGCACTTGGATCAGTTTTTAATATATCATCAGCCACTTTATATGGTAATAATGCTTGTGCATCATTATCTAATTCTAAATAAAAATCATCCATTGTTTCTTCATTTATGTCCTGTGGATATTTATAATATTCTAATATCGTTGAACCAGGAATATTGTCATTTAAATATATTTTTTTATTTATTGTATAGTATTCTGCAGTTATTGGCTTATTGTTTTTATCTAATGCATACACATTTTTTATTTGGTATAAATCAGCAGGAAGACTATATGAAGTATATTTGTCTTTTTTGTTTTCATCTGGTATTTCATTATATAATTTTGTGGCTATTATCTTTTTAGTCATTGCTAATTCTTGATATGCCAATTGATATAAAAATGGTAATCTTAATGCTATATCGTCATCTTCTGTTTTTTTTACTAAATCAGGTGCATATTCTTCTATTAATGCCAAAGTTAATTTTTTATTTTCACCATATGTCATTCATTTTCCCTCCAAGTTTGACAGATTCGAACTGTCTATTGTCCTTTTCAACTTGATAAAAAGAGGGGAAATCCCCTCCTTAATTATGGTAATTCTACTGCTTGTATTGTAATATCAGCACTTTCTCCTTTTATTATTACTTCTCCCTTATTTTCTCCTGATACATTTACAAATTTACCAGATTCAATAACTATTCCATATGTTTTTCCTGCTGGTATGGATATTTCTAAATCTTCTACTCCTTGCAAAGAATTGCCTTTTATTATAGTTGCTTTTTTAGCAGCACTTGCATTTCCGTTTGTAATCATAAGTAATATTCTACCATCTGATTGATTTGTGTAATCAACGCTTGCCCCTTCAGTAGCATCTACAGCTACAGCGCTTATCACCTCTTTAGCTTCATTTCTTATTAATTCTGTATTAGTTATTTTAGCTATTGCCATATTCTATCACTCCAATCTTATTTTTAATATTTTATTTTTGGTGGCATCTTAATACTGCACACTCTTTTGGTCTTACCATTTTTCCACCATATGTATTTAATCCTTTTACTGCTTCGGCAAAACCTTTTTCTGGTTCATATGGTTTTAATTTGTCAATACCATTGCAATAAGCAAATGCTTTTGATGTTTTAACTATTATATAGTCATCTGTTCCATCATTATATGCATTATTTGTCATTTTTACTTTGGCATTATTGTATAAACCTAAAACTCCTTGTGCTATTAATTCATCGTTATTTGTTTTTAATTCTATTAATTTATTTTGGAACAAACTATAAAACCAAGGTGTTAAGTACATAGTAACCTTGTCTTTTGTACTTACTCCTTGGTTCCATAATTTAACAAATAATTTATCAATAGCTGCTTTAGCTTCTTCAGCTGTTGAAATTTCTGTTGATTCTGTTTTATAACCTGCATTTTTTGCCATTTGTGTTGCACAGAATATATCTTCTTGCTCTGCCATTCCTCTTGTAGTTTCTTCTTGTAATGCTTCCATTACTCCATCCATTGATTGAGCTTTATCTATATCATCAATTCCATAATTAAAATAATCAAGTTGATCAATATCTAAATATGTTGAAGCATCTGGTATTTTTTCAGCTGGGTCTATATCTTTATTAGGAATATATTTTTTAATAGTTGGTCTTCCAACATTTAATATTTTTACTCTTTTCCCTTGTCCCGCATCTCCTTCAAATTTAAAATCACAATCTTGTTTAAATACTGTAAATTTTGGTAATTCATGTTGTATGTATTTTGACCATACAACTGGTTTAAAATTTGCATAACTCATTTTATATCTCTCCTTTACTTTTTTATTTGCCCCATTTTTTCATTGAAGCCATAACATTTTTAAATATTGTAGGGTTGTCCAAATCTTTAGAAGTTAGTTTATCAACTTCTTCAGATGTGTAATATTTTTTTACTTTTGATTCTCCTACCGTTGATTTAACACTACCTGTACTAGCAGGTTTTTCTACTTCTTTATGGTTTAATTTTGCATATAAATCATAAATATCAGTAATAGAAGTATCTGAATTAAATTTCTTAGAAAACTCTTTAAATTCTTTGTCTTCTAATATTTTTTCATCAACTCCCTTGTCTTTTAGTTCTTTTAATTTCAACTCACTAGATAAGTAACTACCTAATTTCATAAATTCCGCTTCTTCTCTTTTACTTATTTTTTTCTTTGTTTTAAAGAAGCTAATTCATTTGCTCTACTTTGAATTTCATCAAATTCAGCAGAACCAATTAAATCTTGAGCATCTAATTCCCCTAATCTTTCAGAATCTCTATTATTAAATTTTGATTCATATTTAGGAATATCTACTCCTTGTTCTTTATAGAAACTATTGACTTTTTCAAGAATATCTTCATCATCACTAGCACCTAATCCAGCACGAATAGTATTTTCGAGTTGCTTATATCTTTCAATTTCTTTATCTTTTTCTGCTAATTGCCTTTTGACTTTTCTTTCAACCCTTCCTACTCTTGATTTGACTGCATTGTCAATATCTTCTTGTGTTAACTGCCTTTCTTCTTGAGTTTCTTGTTCTTCTTGAGTTGTTTCAGTTTCAACAACCTCATTATCAATATTTTCTACATCCATATTTTCATCATTTGGCATATGTAACCTCCCATTTAAAGTCCGTCGACTATTAATTCCTAAAAGCTTTTTTCCCGTCTTCATCAGTTTTGGACAATAAAAAAAGAGCTTATTGCGCTCTAATTAACTTGATTATTTAATTGCTGATTATTAAGCATGTCTGCTTCTTCAGGAGTTATTCCTGCTTGCTGTTGATTTTGTATTTCTTGCTGCGTCATTACTTGTTCTATTGCTCCATTTAATGCATTACCTTGTTTCTCTATATCTGTAATTACCTTATTTTTCTCTTCTCTTGTTTTTAATATTTCTTTTAGTTTTGATTTTGGCATTGTAGAATCTTCTGGCAAAGCATTAACATATTCTTCAAATGTTATTTGTCCTGCACTTAATAAATTCTCAAGAGAAACTTCCATAGCATATTTGTCAAATGCAGACTTTGGAGTAATATCAATTTTTAAATCTAGTTCTAATTTATTTAATTCCTCATAATCTAAAATATATTGTGTATCATATGTAGTATCATTAGCATAATCTTTTTCTTCTTTAGTCAATTTAATTCCGTCTACACTATAAGCCTTTAACATTTCAAACCATATTCTTGCAATATCTTCTATAAATGTTTTATATGCTTCTACCTGAGAATTAATTGGCTGTTGACTTGCTTGCTGAACTGCTAATATAGCTTTCCCACTTGTTTGTGTTGGATCTATATTTCCAGTTACATTATCTCCTGCTCCAGCTAAATTTTGTGTATCATCAATCAACTCTTTTTGTAAATTATATGCATCTGTACTCATCTGAGCGGGTTTTAAGTAATTAACAACCTTATTTACATCATCAGCATTCAATTCATTTAATTCTATTGTTGTTCCCACACTATTTAAAGCTTTTGTATTTTTTATATATTTGGTATTTGCTACCAATTTCGGAAATGCACCCAATTTCACTGCCAAAGCCCTTCTTGTAGCAGTCTTATTTATTTCTATTTGATTTGGTATTAAATATTCAACTTCTCCCTGTCCTCTGCTGCTTCCTTTTACTCTTATCCAATTATAATGTGCTACAGGATAAAGCTTTATTTTTAGATTACTATCATTCATTACATTTGCTAATCTAGTACATTTTTTAGCCCATATTGTTCCATCTTTTTTATATAATTTTAATAATACTAAACACATTGGACTTATTTCATCTACTCTTTTATCTTTTCCTGCTTGCTCGTGGTATTCCTCATCAGGTATAATCTTTTCAAGTTCTTCGTCACTCATTCCATTTTTCTTTGCTTCCTCTTTTACTTCGTCGACTGTTCTTCTAAAGGAAATAATTATATATGGTTGTGTTTGAATATTATCATCATTTTCATTGCCATAATATATATTCGTCTTGTCCACTTGTTCTGGTACTATATTATCATTATCTTCATAAAAATAAACAATTCCTTCTGAGTCAATACATGCATCATCAACACAATTTCTAACAATTTTGTCAACTTGATTCTTTTCCCAAGTTCTATTTGCAAATCTGTTTAAACTATCGCATAAATCCTGTAATTTTCTTCTTTCCGTATCATTCTCATAGGTATCAGAATTAAAATAAATTTGATATGAATTTGTTTTTACTACTCCCACTTTATATTTAACAATGGATTGTATTATATTTAATGTAATAGGCTGTATTCCACCTAATTTTGCATTTTCCCATTGATTTCCCAAATAGAACTTGAAGTTCTTGTCAGTTTTATTGTACAAATCCTGTCTATAATTATAGTCAACTCCTTTTTGATATTCATTCCATACATCTGTTACTATATTTTCTCTTTTCATAAATTAAATCTCCTCCTGACTTGTTGGAGTTCCATCATAATTATCTAGATTCCTTAATGCTTTGCTTAATTTTTCTCCTTCTTTTTTCTTTTCATTTTCTTCTTTTACTGTTTTTATTGAATGTTTTATTTTTTCAGGCACCGAAGGTATTTCCTCTGTTTTTCCTATCTTAAAACCAAAATAAAAGCCTGTTATTAAACAGACTATTGGTAATATTGTATATATTAAATTAATCATTTTTCTTACTCCTCTTTTTTGTTTTCTTTTTAATAGTAATTTTCTTTTCTTCTTCTCTTTGCCTTATTTTTTCTCTTAATACATTTTTTTTCATAGTTTCCCTCCTAAAATACTTCTATTTTACTTCCATAATCGCTTTTAATATTATCTTCATCTATTCCAAATTCTTTATCTATAAAAGCTTTTATTTCTTCGTTCTGTGATATTATTTTTTTCATTGTCTGTTGTGGTCTTACATAATAAGCTATAGCCAAAGCCATAACTAAGTCATCATGATAGCCATCTTCCGCTTCCGCTCTGCCATTCCTGTTTACTATAAATGTTAGCATTTCTCTTAATGTATCTTTATCATTAATTTTTTCAACTTCGTCTTTTACAATCTCTTGTAAATTTGCTAATATTAATGGCCTTGTTATTGATGTTGTCTTAAATCCAAATGCCTTTTCGTGTTTACTTATGTATGTATCTTCTTTTTTTCTAACATACATATTAGGATAATTTAACTCTATTAATTTTTGTATTGGGTATGTACTGAAGTTACATTCAGGTCCAAGCAATGCTTTATTATAAAACATACCTAGACAATATATTTGTTTAACGTATTCTATTTCATCATATTGCTGTTTTAATACTGCAACTTGCTCTCCTGTAATATTGTTGATTACATGTGCTGTAAAATAATCTGATCCTTCTCCAGCTGTATCTCCACCAATTACGTATGGAACATTGTTTTCAGGGTATTTATATATCTTTATGCTTCCTTTTTCTTCTTCTTTGAATTTTCTACCTCTTATTCTTATTCCATCATAGAAACAAGAAAAAGAGCCCTGTATAATTGGGTTCTTGCCTCTTAATTCATTTATTCTATTAATTATATTCTGTTTATTAAAATAACATTTACCAGTTGATAAAAACGCTTCTTCAGGGCTTATTGGATATTCTTGTTTGAATTTATCAATATCACCACCACAATTGTTTTTTATACACCATCTTCTCCACTCTAATTGTTCTAAAGAAACATTATACATTTTTTGTAGTTCTATTTCTTCTTGCGTTAATTGAAATCCAGTGTATTCCATTTTGTATTCTTCTAATTCATTCCAACCAACAAACAATGGATAAAAATCATTTTCTCCTGCAACTGCCTTATCCCATAGTTCTTTAAAGTAATCATAACCATTTGCTGTAGACTCAATTATTATCATAGAATCAGTTGTATTAGGAACTGCTTGTAATAATCCTAATAATGTATCTTCTTTATTTCCTTCCCAGAATGCCAACTCTGATAGATGTAATGCCGTAAATGTATCTGAACGTCCTATTCCTTTTCCACCTGCTGTCATACATTTTATCTTACTATCAAGTCCTGTTCCTTCTTCATTATTAAATACTAATTCTTTAGCATTTGATTTTTTTTGTTCAGGTTTAATAGATTCTGGTAAATATTCTAACATTCTTTTACTCATATTAAACAAGTTTGTCGTGCTATCTTCTTTGTGTGCTACTATACCAGCATTATAATTATGATTTGTAACAACATTTTTAAATATAATTGACTCTGTTTCTGTACTAAATCCCATTTGTCTAGCTTTTAATATTATTATTCTTATAGGCTTTTTTTCTTCATATAGTTTTTTAACAACATTATAATATTTTAATTGAGGTTCATTTAGCTTTAATGGAATTACATTGCCTTTTTTATCCCTTATTTTTATATAAGATTCTATGTATTTTTTTGTATTAATACTCATTGCCTTCAACTCTTTTTATATATTCTTCATACGAAGTATCTACATTTATATTCTCTTGTTTATCTTTCCATCCAAAGTTATTCTTTAAATTAAAGATTATTCCTGTTGTTCCGCTATCTGTTATTAAGTGTTTTTCTAAGTAATTTTCTACTCTTAACTTTGCTTTTTTTATTGTGTCGGAAAATTCTTCTTTCTTAGCATATTCACACAACGTATCTCTACAAATATCAAGAGCTATACACAACCCAGTTATTGTATATGGTTCATTTTTATTATCACACTCTTTAAAGTATTTATCTATTTTTTCTTGTAGTTCTTTTCCCCCTGTTATTTTATTTGGTCTTCCTCTTGGCATTTGTTTTCACATCCTTTCTTGGTCTATATCTAAAACAATAGTCATAATGCTTACACTCATCGCATCTTCTTTGCATACAATTTGCATAGTTAATTTTCTCGCTCATAATACACACACTTTGTACATATTACATCTCCATTTTGAAAAACTCTTATTTCACAATCGTTCTTTGTTTTATTTTTGCATCTTGAGCAGTGTTCTTCTTTGTATTTTTTTATTCTTTCTTGATTAGTCATATGTACTCTCCTTTTATTTTATTTTTTACATATTTCGACAAAATTTTTGTTTTTGGTTTGATATAATTTCTTTTGAGCCTGAACATTACTTTTATACAGAAAAGAGGTGTTGCTTTATGACATCAAGAGAAACTATTGCCTTACAATTAACTTTAAAAACTCTTGAATCTTGTAAATTCAGTAGTGAAGAACAAATAAAAACTCTTCCTTGCGAAATATATAATGAATTTTATAAAAACTTGCAAACTTACAATAAACAATAATTTTATATCAAAATAGAAGCTATATCACACATAGCTTTAACATTACATACAATTTGTTCAGGCTCATTATTATAATCCATTCCTTGATTTATTTTCTTTTCTAAACCATCATTTATTCTATTTAATCTTTTCATTTCATCTAATAAATAATCTCTTATTTCCATATCTTTTCCTCTTCTCTTTTATTTATAAACACTACGAAATATGTAAGTTATATATAATTGCACTCTAGAACTAAACGGCTTATACTTCATCTAATAGATTACTGTTGCCGCTCTGCGTGTATATATGTTTACATACTTCGTACTATCAATAAATATTATATTTGGAGGGTTTTCATCTCCTGCAGTTCCGAAGAAATCTGCACCGCTTTCTTGGCACAAGTTAATGGATTTGAACCACTACAAACAGTTATTGTATTGCTTTTCCAAAATTCATTTCAATTCTTCCTTTCATAACATCATAATAAAAAGAGCAAATACAAAAAGGGGCTTGTACTTACTCTTTATTTTCTACTTACATTTCTCTTGATTATATAAACCTATTAAATAATAGATTTTTTATACTATAAAAAGAGAGAGACATTCATCTCTCTCCTTTTTTGTTGTTACTTACCGTCACGTCCTGGTCTATAATCGCCCAAAGCCGCTCCCTGTGCACCAGTTCTGGTGTTAATGAAGTAATGATCACCCGTATCAACGTCTTTAACGTTGTACTGCGTAAATGATTCATCCTGCTTCTGGCCGTTCTCCCAGCTTACGGTAGTATCGCCGTACTTACCATCATATCTTCCTGTCTCCGAATGTCTGTCTGCCATAATAAGCACTCCTTTAAAATATTATTCAATCTTACGATTGTGCTAATATTATATCACCCTTTTTGTATTATGTCAACAGTATACAAATATAAAAAGAATAGACATTTAAAACATCTATTCTTCTCAACTTAAATAAAAATTATAAGGGGCTTTATTTTTAATTTTTGTCGCATTGGGTTTGATATTTCTATCTGCAACTTTTTATAATTTTTCTATTATAATTATATAATATTAGAAACGAAATTTTAAATACAATTTATGCGAAATTTTAGCGAAATTTTAACGAATTTTATGTGTTTAATACCTCTAACATGTCCTTTAAAGCTACATCTCTTATATTTTGTAATTGTTTTATTGACAAATACTTTGGAAATTCATTTTCATACTCTTTTGCAACTCTTTTCCAATCTCCTTTTTCACTGTCTATATAAAATTTATTAATTACAAAACGTTGTTTTTCACTAAGTATAGTTAATAAATTTTTAACTCTTACTATTTTTTTATTTAATATATTTTCTTCTGCTTCACATTCTATAATTTTTGAATTTATATACTGTCTATCAAATTTATTTATATGGTTTAATTCATTTTTATAATTAGCAACTGTATTTGATACCTTGTCAGATATTTTATTTGTATTACTATGTATACTATCATATGCTTGTCCAGCTACTTGCATATTTTCTATTATTTCATTTTCTGTATCTTCATATACTGTTCCTGCATAACATAATTGCTCTTGATATCCTTCCTTTTTTAATTGCACTTCTGTTAATTTTGCCTCATTTTTTTTATGATTTCTTAGCATTATTTCAACATCCTCTTTTATGTATTTACTCATTAGTGTACCTCCTAATTTTTGATTTTTAACTTTACACCCATAAATTTATTTAATGGTTGTCTATCTTTGTCTAATACTTCTACTATATTTACTTGTCGTTGTGCTTCTATTGCCAATTCATCATATTCATTTTGAGTTATTTCTATTTCTTCTGGCATTTTCCCCGTCAATAAAATTATAGAATTTATCTTTTTTTCTAATTTTCGTGCTATTGTCATTAGTCTTTCATCTCTCTTTCAAATATTTATATATTACTCTTTCAACATAAGCTAATGCTTCATAATTACTTATGTATCTTCCATCATATCTGTGTCTTACACTTGATCTTATTACTTTTATTTCTTGATTGTATTGTCTTTTATACATTGTTGCTAATTTGTTTTTACTTAGTCCTTGTTTCCACTTTGTTATTATCTCTTTATCTTGCATACTACACCTCTTTAGATGTAGTATGCTCTTTTAATTATTATAATATTTCATATAATCTTCTATAAAATCATCTAACTTGTTTGAATATAATCCTTCTCGTTTTAATTCTCTCTTAAAATTACTTATGTTTTTAATCATTTTTCTTTCTTGGTTGTTTTGTATTTCTATAATCATGTCTTCTGTTTCTGCTAAATACTCATTTACTATTTCAAAATCCCAGCTTATACTTCTTAAATTCTCGTTTATTTCTTTTAATCTTTTATTTATGTCTTCCATTATTTCACCTCTTTTGCTTTATTTTCAAAATATTCTTTAACCCACTTTTTATCATGAATTGGTGTTGTTAATTGTTCAGCCATTAAATCTATTTGTTTTTCTTTTTCTTTTAGCATAGATAAAACCATATTAAACTGTTTCACTCTATTTTGATATAATTCAAGTTCTTCATCATAGTAATCACAGTCTGTTGCTTCTATAAATTTGATTTGTTCTTCAAAATATTTTATATGTTTTTTTAAATATTCTATTGCTTCTTCTTGTTCTTTTGTCATATGTTAGTCCTCCTTCAATTTTCTGCCACATTCAGGACAATAATTTATTTTTATGTCGATGCTAGTATCCCATCCATTTTTATCTACTCCTCTTACTATTAATCTATTAGGATAATGTATACCTATTCCTAGTGGTTCTTTTACTTTAATACTTATGTTTTTTTCACAATATTTACACATTTTATTTGTCCTCCTTCAACTTTTTTACTTCTTTGTTTATTTGTTTTACTGCTTGTACTAATTCATTTATTTTATTCATTATGCAAACAGTTCCATCTATATTGTTAGTAACTGACTTTAATTCTCCTATACTATCTATATCTATTTCATCTTGTTTTTGTACTATTTCAAAATCTTTATT